CACCAATCCGAAATGCGAGGAAAAGGCGAAGCAGGGGCTCGAGGAACTCGGCTACCGCGTGTTTCTTCCGATGGAAACGATTTGGGTGAAGGTCCCGGAGCACAAGCAGAAGGCAAAGGGCTGCAAGAAAGAGAAGGTCGATCGGCCGCTTTTCCGCGGGTATCTCTTCTTCGGTCTCGACAAGGGTGTTCATCCCTTCGAGCCGGCGCACATGACCGATGGCGTGGCGTCGATCATCAAGACCGGCGGCGAGTACATGCAGGTCGACCCGAAGGTGATGAACCGCCTGATCTCGAAGGTTGAGGCTGGTGAATATGACGAGACCATGAAGGAGGCGGAGAAGCTCCTAGAACTGATCGGAACGCAGGTGACCATCATGGATGGGCCGCTGCTCGGGTTTGTCGCGACGGTCCTTAGAGCCACTACGCAGAACGTGGACGTTGAAGTGGACGCTTTCGGCAAGCGATTAAAAACGCGACTGCCTCTTGCCAATGTCGAAACCGCATGCTAGCTGTCACGACAGGGTAAGACGTGACCTTCACTAACGGAGCGGCCTACTGGCTGTCGGTTGGAAGCGCACCAGGTAGCGGAAGCACCGCCACCCCGTTGAATGTTTATGACCCGCTGAGGCTGCGCCCGGCGGGATTTTTCATGCCTTCGTCAGCGGTTCGTCCGCCTCAAGACCCCGAAGGGGCAACCCTTTGACATCACCCCGTACCTACATTCGCGACGACGGCGCGACGATGATCGAGTTCGCCCCTGGTCTGTTTATTGAGATCAGCATTGGCGCGCGTCTCGGGCTGCTCCGTTAGAATTTCACCCCGAAAGAGGAAGAACCGATGCCCTTTAACGAAGCTGCGATTGAATCTGAAATTCAGGCCAAGGGCTTGAACGCGCCACGTCTGACGCCCGCTCACATTGATGCTCAGATTGTGGGGGAGGCTTATCACATATTCCCCGGCACCACTCTGACCGTCTGTGCACTGACGCTCCAGAACGGCTTTCTTGTTGTCGGCGAGAGTGCCGCGGCAAGTCCGGAGAACTTCAATGCGGAGATCGGCCGCAAGATTGCTCGGGATAACGCGCGCAACAAGATTTGGGCGCTTGAGGGCTATGCCCTGAAAAGCAGGCTTACGGGCGGCACGATGGCGGGCTTGGTGTCAGGCTCGGTTCACGGCTCGCGGGGTATCGGTTTAACGAGCGGAGCGATATCCGGTCTCGATATGACGAGCGCAATCAAGCGCAGTTGAAGCCACCATGCCAGTCCTGACGAACCCCCGCCATGAAAGGTTTTGCCAAGAACTCGCCAAGGGCAAGAGCGCCACAGAGGCGTATGAGACGGCCGGTTTCAAATCGAGCCGTCCGAATGCAAGCCGTCTACAACACCAAGAGAACCTTCGACAACGTGTTGTAGAGATCCAGTCAGAACGCTCTGCAATAGAGCGGGAAGCCACAGAGAAGGCGGCTGAGGCCCTTTCGATCGACAAGCAATGGGTGATGTCCCGGCTTGTTGAGAACGTCGACCGCTCGATGCAGGCGACACAGGCCCGCGACCGGGAAGGCAACCCCACGGGCGATTTCAAGTATGAGGGCTCTGTCGCAAACAAGGCTCTCGAACTGCTCGGCAAAGAGCTTGGCATGTTCATTGACCGGAAGAACCTAAATGTCACTGGCGACCTTGGGAAGCTCAGCGACGCGGAACTCCTTGCCATCCTCGAAGAGGCCGACGAAGGCGACGATCAAGAGGGAGATCCGGCGCCGTCTAGCGGTTCGCGCGTCTCTCACTGAGTTCGCGCGCCATTGCGGCTTCGAGCCGGCACCTCATCACGGGTTGCTGATCGCGGAGCTCGAGGCGCTGGAACGGGGCGATTTTGACACCCTCATTGTTGAGATGCCTCCGGGCTCGGCCAAGAGCACCTACGTCAATTGGCTCTTTCCGGCATGGTTTCTCGCGCGTCGGCCTGATCTCAACGTCCTGACGGCCTCGCATTCGAGCGAACTGGCGGAGCGGTGGGGGCGCAAGACAAGGAACCTGATCTCATCTTCGAGCTCGGTCTTGGGCCTCTCTCTGGCTGGCGACAGCACAGCGGCCTATCGATGGGCGACAACGAAGGGCGGCGAATATTACGCGGTTGGCGTCGGCGTCGGTATCGCGGGCTTTCGTGCTGACCTCGGGATCATCGACGATCCGTTCGGCTCGCGAGAGGACGCGGAAAGCCGCAAGATCCGGGAAAACCGCTGGTCCTGGTATATCGACGACTTCTCGTCTCGCCTGAAACCAGGCGCCCGGCGCGTCATCATGCACACGCGCTGGCACGATGATGATCTCGCCGGCAAGGTGAAACGGCAACTCGAGGCGCTTGGGCGCTCGCCGCGTGTCCTCACGCTGCCGGCTGAAGCGCAAGGCAACGATCCACTCGGGCGGGCTCAAGGCGAATTCCTTTGGGATGACCCGGGCGGCTACAATTACGGCGCCTTCCTCCGGACCCGAAAGGAAGAGAGCGACACTAGGACGTGGAACTCGCTGTATCAGCAGAACCCGGTTCCCGACGACGGGGACTATTTCAAGGCCGAATGGCTTCATGCGGTCAACTCAACCCCGCCCCGCGATACCATGCGGATTTACGGCGGCTCCGATTATGCGGTCACTGCGGACGGTGGCGACTACACGGTTCATGCGGTCATCGGCGTCGATCCCGACGATCAGCTCTACCTTCTCGACCTTTGGCGCAAGCAAGCCGCCTCCGACGAGTGGGTGGAGTCGTGGTGCGATCTCGTCCTGAAGTGGAAGCCGATGGGGTGGGCTGAGGAAACCGGACAGATCAAGTCTGGCGTCGGGCCCTTCCTCGATCGGCGCGCAAGAGAGCGGAAGGCTTATTGCGTCCGGACACAGTTTCCGACCCGCGGCGATAAAGCCATCCGGGCCCAATCGATGCGCGGCCGCATTGCCATGAATGGGCTGCGGATACCGGCAAACGCGCCTTGGCGGGCTGACTTCGAGGCGGAGTTACTGCGGTTTCCTGCCGGCGTCCATGACGATGCGGTCGACGCGATCGGCCTCGTCGGCCAGCTGCTCGACAAGATGCTTTCAGGTCAGCGGCCGAAGGCTCCGGAAAAGCGGGCGGATGCTTCCGGCTACCGCGACCTTCACGACGACGACGCTTATTCCTCAAAGGTGCTTTGATCCATGATCGTCAACGCTGACAACAATCGAGACGAGAGGGAAACGGAGGATACGGTTCCCGTCCCCACGCTTCGCTCTCAATATCTCGATTACCTCAGCGTCAAGGCCGCTGAGATTGCGGAGCAACGGCAGGCACGACACTATCGGCATGGCGATCAGTGGACAGCGGCGGAGATTGCGACGCTCAAAGGCCGGAAACAGCCGGTCGTCACAGACAACCTTATCGGGCGGAAGATCAACGGCATCGTTGGCCTGGTCGAACGCCTGCGCCAAGACCCGAAGGCCTATCCTCGGACCCCGAAGCACGAGCAAGGGGCGGATCTCGCCACAGCGGCGCTGAAGTACATCCTCGATGCCTCAGACTGGCGTTCAAAGTCGCCGGAGGTTGCCCATGACGGTGCAATCGAAGGGCTCGGCGGCGTCGAGATCCTGATCGAGCCGGGGGACAATGGCGACCCTGAGCTAAACCTCAGCGTCATCGATCCGGATACCTTCTTCTATGACCCGCGCTCCTTCCGTGAGGATTTCTCAGACGCACGGTTCATGGGCGTGGCGAAATGGGTTGATCTCGATCTGGCGAAAGAGATGTTCCCGGATCGCGCCGATGAACTCGCCGGCATCATGGATGATGGGCCCTCATACAGCGCCCAAGAGGACAGGTCCAAGACGTGGGTGAACTCGAATGAGAAGCGCCTGTTTCTAATCGATCACTGGTACATCAAGGGCGGCGAGTGGCGCTACTGCATCTATTGCGGCGATATCGATCTGATGACCGGGCCGTCCTACTTGGCGGATAACAAGGGCAAGACGGCCTGCAAGTATGTGATGTTCTCGGCGACCGTCGATCACGACGGCGACCGTTACGGATTCGTCCGTGACATGAAATCACAGCAAGACGAGTTTAACGCGCGGCGCTCGATGGCGTGGTCTATCTCGGCCTCGCGCCGGATCATCATGGAAGCGGGCGCGGTCGATGACGTGGAAGTGTTGCGTCGGGAAGCGGTTCGTCCTGATGGGGTGATCATCAAGAACGCCGGTCTGGAGCTCGCGTTCGATGACAGCTCGCGCAATCAAGACATGATGGCGCAACTGCGCTTCATGGAGATGGCGAAGGTCTCCATCGACAACTTCGGCCCGAACCCTCAGCTTCTAGGCGATGCCGGCGCGGCTTCCTCGGGCAAGGCAATCGCGCTGCTTCAGCAAGCCGGGATCGCAGAACTTGGTCCCTACATCATTGCGTATCGCGGCTGGAAGATCCGCGTCTATCGCGCGTTGTTCTCGGCCATGCAGGCACATTGGCAGGCGGAACGGTGGGTACGTGTCACTGATGACGACGGGCTGGCGCAATTCATCCAGCTAAACGGGATTGAGCTGGACGAATACGGCCGCCCGACGATGGTCAACGCACTCGGCTCGCTGGATGTCGATATCGTGCTCGATGAGGGGCCGGATAGCGTCAACCAGATGGCCTCGGCCTATGATGCGCTCACGGCACTCGCCGGCGCCGGCGCTCAGGTTCCTCCGGGGCTTCTGATCGAACTGGCGCCGGGGCTGACCTCCACGGTGAAAAAGAAATATCTCGACATCATCGAGCAAGGTCAACAGCCAAACCCGATGGCGGAGCAAGCCGCCGTGCTCGAACTGGACGGCAAGGCCGCTGATATTGAGAACAAGCGGGCGTCCACCGCGAAACTCCTTTCAGAGGCCGAAAACAAGTCCGCCGATACCGCGCAAAAGACAGTGCAGACGGTGGCGGGCTTCATGGCGCCTCAACCTCTTCCCATGAGCCCGGTCGAACAAGGCTTCATGTGATCTGAATCGGACGCGCTGCCGACACAAGCGCAAACCCCGAACGCCATTCCTGCCGGGCGATAAGCGGCGGTCACTCGTGGCTCAACGATACTGAGAAGGACGAAGATATGACGGATCAGGAGATCAACACGCCTGTGAACGATGCCGATTTGCTTGCTGACGCTTTCACTCCGGAAGCGTCCGCGACTGAAATCGAGCAGCCCGAGATCGAAGCGCCGGCCCCGGTCACGACCGAGCGCCCGCGCGATGAAGTCGGACGCTTTGCCTCGAAAGAGCAACCCGCCGCGACCGAGGGTCCAGACGTTCACGAAAAGGAAGCCAATGACGCGCATGTGCCCTCTTGGCGCCTGCGAGAGGTTTCCGAGGCCAAGCGGGCCGCTGAAAACGAATTGCGCGAGCTCCGTGCGCAATTGCAGAGCTTTCAGCGTCAGCAGCAGCCCCAACAGGCGCAACCGCCCCAACAGCCACAACCGGAACCGGATTGGTTCGAGAATCCTCGTGAGGCAACGCTGCACGCAGTAGCGCCGCTTCAGGAACTGCTTCTCGCAACCAAAGCGCGGGCCGATCGTCTCGATGCTTCCTTTGAATATTCCAGAGAGGAAGTGAGCGCGGCTGAGAAGGCGTTCAACGAGGCGGCGCGTGCGGGACAAATGGACCCGAACGAGCATCGCCGCATCAACTCATCTCCGAACCCGTTTGCCGCTGCCGTTGATTGGCATCGGCGCAACAGCGTCCTCAACGAAGTCGGAACCGACCCTAACGCCTGGCTCGAGAAGAAGCTGGAAGAGCGGATGAACGATCCGGCCTTCCTTCAGCAAGCGCTCGACCG